TACAGCACCAACATCATCTGTATTTAGTATTGGCACTTTAGCAGATGTAAATAGGTCAACTAATACTTATGTAGCCTACTGCTGGTCACAAATCGCTGGCTACTCTGCATTTGGTTCGTACACAGGCAACGGCTCGGCTGATGGTCCTTTTGTTTATACAGGATTTAGACCTAGATTTGTAATGATTAAGAGGTCGTCTTCTGCCGAAAGCTGGGTTATAGAAGATACAGCAAGAGACCCATATAATTTAACAGTTAATAAGCTATATGCAAATAGTAGTAGTGCAGAAGACGCTGGAAATACTTATGGAACAATGGATATTCTTTCTAATGGTTTTAAACTAAGAGCATCCCACCCAATTCAAAACGCTAGTGGTGGAACTTACATTTACATGGCTTTTTGTGAAAACCCCTTTAAAAACGCTTTAGCGAGGTAATTATGTTTATATTAAATGGAAGTAAATTAGCGCAAGGAACTGCGTTTACTGTAAATGGAATACAGTACCCTGCTAACTGGCTCAACTTAACTACATTGGCTGAGAAACTAGCTATCGGAATTACTGAGGTTGCTGACACAGTAAGGGCTGATGATAGATTCTATTGGAATGGTGACATTACTAACCCTAAAGCACTAGAAGATAAAGAAGAATCAGACGAGAATGGTAATCCACTCTATGTTCAAGTGCTAGGTACAGTAGACGGACAGCCAGCAATGGTAGATTCTACTAAGCGTTTAGTGACTAAAGGATTAAAGTCTAACTTTATCTCTCAAGTTAAAGAGACTGCTGGTTCTATCCTTGCTCAAACAGACTGGATGGTTATTCGTAAGGCAGAGCGCAATGTGGATATACCAGCATCCGTAGTTGCGTATCGTGCAGAGGTAGTTGCTAAAGCAGATGCTCTGGAAGCTGCTATTACTGCTGTTACTACTGTTGCGGAGTTAGCTGCGCTGAATTTAGCTTTTCCTGCTAAGGACTAAAAATGAGCGACATTGACCCAATAGAGTATGGAAAGTTAGTAAATTCCGTTGAGAACTTAGAGCGTAAGGTAGATGCTATGGACAGCGACATTAAAAAGTTAGTGGCTATGGCAGAACGCTCTAAAGGATCTTTGTGGGCCTTAATGGGTGTAGCCTCTGTTGCCGGTGCGTTCATTAGTTATATTTCAGAAATGGTTTTTAGAAAATGATTCTTTATGTCCGATCCGCTAGGTTTAACAGAAGGAGTAAAAGGGCTTAGTTCTGGGCTGGATTCTGCTCGAGAAGCTGGTAAGTCAGTTTCTAAGCAAATTGAAAACATACAAAAAGATGCAACAGATGTAGCCAAAGAAAGAGCGCAAGAAAGAATACGAGCAGCTCGTGAGGCAGAACTTAAGAAGGAACGAGCGCTGGTTAAAGCGCTGGAAGAATGGAAACGAAAAAAACAAATCTCCGATGAGGAGGCTGACTTAAAGATTAAGTTTGTAAAGCAGTACGGTGCAAAAGAGTGGGATGCGTTACTTAAAATCAAGCTAGACATTGAGAACATGGAACGCAAAAATAACGAAGAATACCAACATGATTTAAAGGCAGTAAGGCGAGTGCAGTTCTATTGTTTTGTTGCTGCATTGATAGTAACTCTGTGGCTAAAGTTTATTTTAGGAGCTTTCTAAATGTTTCCATTAACAGCGTTGTTTGATGTTGGCATGAAAGTGCTGGACAAGTTTATTCCTGATCCAGAAGCCAAAGCAAAAGCCCAAAAAGAACTGTTAGAACTGCAACAACAAGGCCGTCTAGCAGAACTTAATGCTGACAATATAGAAGCCCAAGAACTCACTAAGCGGCAAGAATCCGACATGGCATCTGATAGCTGGATGTCTAAAAATATACGCCCTATGACCCTTATAGCCATTTTAGGCGGCTATTTTACCTTTGCCATGATGTCTGCTTTTGGCTACGAAGCTAATCAAAATTATGTAACTCTGCTTGGAAATTGGGGGATGTTGGTGATGTCGTTTTATTTCGGAGGCCGCACTCTGGAAAAGATTATGGATATGAAGGCAAAAGATGGCAAATAATTTCCAAGAGTGTTTGGTTAAAGTTTTAAAGCACGAGGGCGGCTTTGTAAATCATCCGTCTGATCCAGGCGGCATGACAAACTTAGGCGTTACCAAAAAAGTATGGGAAGAATGGATCGGGCATGAGGCAGACGAAAAAGCAATGCGAGAATTGACTCCAGCGCTTGTAGGCCCTATGTACGAGATGAAATACTGGCGTACCAGCTATTGCGAGAAACTACCAAGAGGCTTGGATTTATTAGTATTTACTATGGCAGTAAACTCTGGATCAGGCCGCAGCGTTAAATTACTTCAAGACGCAATTGGTGTAGTGGCAGATGGCGTTATTGGCCCAAACACAATGGCTAAGATAAACGAGGCTAATGTAGAAACATTGATAGATAAGTTCTCAGAAGCTCGTACATCGTTTTACAAGGGTCTAAAGACATTTCCTGTATTTGGTAAGGGTTGGCTAAGTCGCACAGAATCAGAACGCCTAGAAGCCCTAGAAATGGCAAAGAACGGCTAAAAAGGGTCTGTAAGATTGACATATTTAAAATGCTTGACTGGGACATCAAAAAACAACTCGCCAGCAGGAACTTCTATATTCTTGACCTCTATCAATGGACTGCCTTCAATCACCTGAGCTTTCGCCCAATACGCATGGATTAAGTCGTGAGTTAGTGCAAAAAATAGCACAGGCAGATTTTGCTGAAATAGCTTCTCTTTACGCTGCGCACAATGAATGGTGGGATAGTGGCAGTAGTCCCAGCCACGAACTTCTACTTCAATATAACCAACTAACTTATCTGCTCTATATACGAGCAAATCTACTCCATACACATTAGGGTTTTCCCTACACTCCAATCCCCATTTCATCTTCACCCATTTCGTTACTGCATCCCTTGCTGGGGGATCGTATTGGTCGTGAAGTGTTTGGTTAAATTGTTTGGTGGTCATGGGCGCTAGTTTGATAGGAAGTGAACTAGCCAAAAACTCGTGAAGGATACAAGCCTATCTCTTAGTGGGGTTATGGGGCTAAAGCAGCTTCTTTCTGGGCCTTTAGCATTGGCGCTGTTTTACGGATTGTTTCTAGTTCCGCTACAAACGCCTGCTCTATCTGCTCAATCGTAAAGCCTTGCCTTAGAAACTTTAATACCAGGTCGGTAACTTGTTGTTGCATATTAAAAGCAATTCACAATGTTGCCGCAGACCGTACAAGTAGTCATCTTGCCATTTACGATAATCGTAGTAGTTTGGCAGGCATAGGCTACTGTGCCTAGTAACATATATGTTACCAATCCAATTGCTATCTTTTTCATATCAGTTCCTTAAAAAGGCACATCATCTAGATCAGGTGCAGGCTTTGGCATTTCGTCATCGCCCCTAGCCTTAAAGTTACTTTGCTCTTTTGGCTTACCGATTTTGCAAGATAAGAACTTTCCATTGTTTCCTTCTTTTATCCAAGCATCAAACCAATGCTCAACACCATTGAGATTTATTGATCCTTTGTAATCAGAATGATTAGGCTGTTCTTTCTTTGTGTTTTTGCTTAATGTTGCTGTATTTGTTTTATCAAATGCCATTATTTATTTCCTTTAATTTAGAATACATCTCACTCACTTCACCGAGGAATTTTTCTACTTCCGCTTCCATCGCCTTAATGTATTCCTCATCTCTCTCAAGGCGCACTACAAACAACTGTAGATCTTCCGGCAAGCGTGGATCATAACTTACAAAATCACACCACTCTCGGCCTGTTACTGCCATCTGGCATTGCATCTGCGGCACATACTTTGCAGGCGGCTTGCCACCTAACAAATACTTAATATGCGTTTTACTGGCTGGGCATTTAATCTCCAACAAACCAGTTTCACCAACCAGTCCATCAGGGCTGCAACCAAACCATTCTATCTTGGAATGATCTACAAACGCAACCTGTTCTACAAATACATTGGCCTGCGCCTCATAAGCGATCCTAGCCATTGGTTCGGTCTGCGTACCCCATTCCATTGCCGCATTGGTAAACGACTCGCCTGGCTCGTTTGTGAGCCTTTGGACTACCAATTCTGTGCGGTAATCTTCCCTAGTGGCAGCCTCGCCCGACTTTCCTTTAGCCATGACATCAGCAATACGACTAGCGGTTACTTTGCCTAGCCTAATTGCCAACCATTCTGGCGATCCCTGTTCAATAGTCATACATCAGCCTTTTCCATTGCAATTACCTTTAGCTGGTTAGCAAGAACAGAAACCTCTAAAGCGGCCTTTGCTGCCTCTATATGGTTCTCTTTTAGTTCATGGTTATAAAAACTCCTAAGCATCTTCATTGCTTCTAAATACACATCAGCGTAATCTCTCATTCTTTATCTTCCATTGATTCGTTGTTTGGCTGGGTTATAAATGGTACATCAGACAGTTCGTTCATTTCCCATTTTTTAGCAAACTCAGCAGACATGGCATCTATCGCAGCGTTCCAGCCCAGCGCAAAGTATTCCTGCGGATGGTAGATAGATTGCTCTAGCTTGTTAAATGCCTCTAAACAATGTTTGTTTATCATTTTTTCTTCCATTTATAGACAACGCTACTGGTCTTTACCTCTGGAACAATGTCCTCTATAGACTGGTTGCAAATCGCACGAAAGTCAGCCCACTTCTTTTTGTAAAACTCCTGCTCACTAGCTGGAACATAATTGTAGAGTTTTGCCCAGCGAATAGTAATGTCTGTTCCTGCCTTGGTATAAACATAATTATTTTGCATTTTTCTTCCCCTTATATTTTTGTTCTGCTGCTCTTTTTAAACACACTCCACATCTCCAACGATTAACAGGCCCAGTCTTTACCAGCTTAAAATCACTAGCTGGTCTTTCCACCTGGCAACTAGTACAGAATTTCCTTTCCACCATCCCAACCTTCCTTTAAATACCCATATTCTGAGGCATCGCATACTGCTCTCAAATCGGAACACACATCGCACTTGTCCACCCATATCCTGTACTGATGGTCTTTTGGTCTGTGTGTCCCCCACTTTGTTCCACATTCTGAACATACATTATCAGGTTGCTGTTGTGCTAGTTTCATTTAGCATCGCTTTCATCTGCTCGTAAGCTGCAACTAATTTTCCCTGCTCGGCCTTATTTTTGTTGAATTTAGGGTAAGATAGAGC